ATCTAATTAGAAGTGGGCAATACGTTGAACCTGATTTTCAGGAAACGTGGAATAAAAAAAGCCAGCGCGGGAACGCTGACTAACTAAATATATCTAAGGAGAGTATAACACAATGTACGGCAGTTTTGAAGCATTACACAATAGGTATCTTGAACCGCCCGAGGATAAAGTTTACGGATACGATTGGCAGGGAATGGAAATCTATCGTGGAGATCAGTATCGCATTATCGGAAAGGATAAAGTCCTTGAAGACGATGTGGAAGAATATCTAAGAAACCTATATTTAACAGAACCGCCAGTGACACGCATTAGAGCGTATGACTGGAGAGGAGAAAAAACAGATGAGGAATGTAATTACTACCTATTAGGCGGCGATTACGTTAACGAGGATGACGTAGACGAATACTTGAAAGAAAACTACTTAGAGTCATCGATTATAACAGCGGGAGAGTGAAACATGTTAAACAAATCAGAGAGCATTGAAAACTTATCAAAAGCTATGTCGGAATTTCAGAAGAATTTAAAACAACCGTTAAAAGATGCAAACAACCCTTTTTTTAAAAGTAAATATGTACCTTTAGAAAATGTAGTTGAAGCAATCACAGAAGCAGCAGGGCCGTTAGGAATTTCGTTCATGCAGTTTGCCAGTGGCGATGATAGCGGAAATATTGAGGTAGGAACGATTATTCTACATCAATCGGGGGAATATATTGAGTTTCCTAGTGTGAGAATGAAACCTGAAAAGCAAACGCCTCAAGCATACGGCAGTGCAATTACATACGCTAAAAGATATGCGTTGAGTGCAGTGTTTGGCATCACATCAGATAAAGACGATGACGGAAACGAGGCGAGCGGTAACGGAAGAAAAAAGAAAGGGCCTCAAATCAGTGCAGAAAAACAATCTAAATGTGATTATATTCAACAACTAGCAGAGTCAACAACTGAACGATTCGAGAAATTCAAAGAAATGCAATCCAAAGTTCAAGGCGCACCTACTGAAGAATGGAGCGATACTTTGCTAGATAGAGCAATTAAGATGTTGCAAAGTATCCAAGAACCTTTAACAGGAACGCGTGAAGGGGCGTAATGGATTACGAAGGGAAACTAAAGGCGGTTAATCAGCACGATATACAGATAACGCTAGAAGAAGATTTTAACCTTACAGAAGCTAGAAGAAGGACAGATAAAGGCGAAAATATCCGCTTGAAAGTGACGGTCATTGATAAACGTAGCATCACACCTAAACAACAAAAATTCATACATGCGTTATTTGGAGATGTGAGCGACTATACTGGCTATCCGTTGGAATGGGTCAAGGAAATGTTCAAAGCGTATTACAGTGAGTTGTACAACGTGGAAGGGTTAAGCCTAGCGATGAACCACTGTAACATTACTCAAGCTAATCAACTGATTGAACTGATTATCGAGTTTTGTTTCCAAAACGACATACCGTTCCACTTTAAAGAATACTATCAAGCGGTTGACATATCCCGTCTAGCGTTTCTGTTTATTAAATATCGGACGTGCTTTATTTGTGGGAAACAACATAGCGATGTAGACCATGTAGATGCAGTAGGAATGGGAAACAATCGAAACACGATAAACCACGCAAACAGATTTTACTATTGCTTATGCAGAACACATCACACAGAACGGCACACGATAGGAGAAATCGCATTTGAAAATAAATATCATATCAAGCCAATCTTACTAAACGAGGAGGCAGTGGAAGAACTGAAAATCGGGAAATAGGGAGAAAGGAGGTAATGAATGGCTAGACCTAGAAAAGACGGACTGGATTATTTTCCAGTAGACGTAAACATTTTAAATGACATTAAAACTAAAAAGCTCATTCGCAGCTATGGAACTAAAACGGTAGCAATTCTGATTTACTTATTATCCGCTATTTACAGAGATAACGGCTACTACTTACAGTATGACGATGACCTAAAGTTCATCATAGCAGACGAGTTCGATTTTGAAGAAAGTTTCGTTGAAAATGTCATTTCAAAAATGGTAGAGGTAGATTTTTTCAACAAAGAAATGTTTGAACAACATAAAATTCTGACATCGGAAGGAATACAAAAACGTTTCTTTAAAGCATCAGAGCGTAGAGTTTCTGTAAACATATTGCAAACATATTGCCTCATAAATGACAGTTCAACGGGGTTTATGTATACAGAAACCCCCGACGAGCCGAATAAATGTGAACAGAAACCCCGTTCAAGTGGAGTTTCTGCATACAAAGGTACACAAAGTAAAGAAAAGGATAGTAAAGAAAAGGAAAGTAAAAAACAAGAAAGTAAAAATAAAAATAAAGAAAATAATAATACTACTAGTAGTGGACAATCTGACATAACGGAATTGATAGAAATATATCAAGCGAATTTCGGGGTATCTAACTCAATAGTAGAACTTGAATTACAAGAAAAGCTAGATATATACGGTAAAGAAATGATGTTAGAAAGTTTTAAAAGTTCAATCGGCAAGGATAACCCATTCGCATATATGAGAGGTATATGGAACAAGTGGAAAGATAACGGAATTACAACACTAGAGCAAGCTAACAAACTAAAAGAGCGACACAAACCATATTATAAACCTAGCGGGTATGTAGAGCAGTTGCCAGATTGGGCAAAATAACAGGAGGATAAATGAGCGAGGAAGAAAAAGAAATACAGTTTTACAAGTCTAATCCAAAGAAATACGCGGAACTAGTAAAACAGATTGCTAACTTAAAAACCACTGATGAAGGTTACCTTGAAAGAAAGAGAAAACTTATCCAGGGAGCAAAAGAAAGAGAGGGAGCAACTAATAAATAAATGTTCAGAACATCTAAGTACAACGCAAAGAAAGTAGAAATTGACGGTATTAAGTTTGATAGCAAAGCGGAAGGCGATTATTACTTACACTTAAAGCAACAAGCGGCGGAACATAAAATTCTTGGATTTGAACGACAAAAAAGAATGTTGTTGCAAGAAGGCTTTAGCGTTGAAGGAGTAAAAGGAAAAATCAGACCTATCTTTTATGTAATTGATTTTGTCGTCACAGAGAATGACGGCACAATAACTTATATTGACGTGAAAGGCGTAGAAACAGACGTATTCAAGCTAAAGAAAAAGCTATTTATGAAACGATACAATACTGCATTACTGAAAGTTAAAAAAACAAAAGGAGGGTGGCAATATGAGTAAACAAATGACACCGATTGAAAGAGTAGTCCTATCGCTTATCCCGATTAGTGACGAACGCAGAGTGAATATAAAAGACATTGTAGCACAGACAAGACTTTCTACAAGACGAGTAAAGAAAATCATAGATCAGTTAATCAACAATTACGGCATCGTGATTGTAGGAGTAAGAAACGGACGTACTGGATATTTTATACCAGTAACAGACCAAGCGCGACAAGATGGGGTATTGCCACTCAAAGCGCAAGCAATCAAAGAATTTAAACGAGTAAACAAGATTCAAAAGGGAAAACTGGATGAATGGAAAAAATATATAGGAGATGTAGACAATGATTAACAACGTAGTATTAGTAGGGCGATTAACAAGGGATGTAGATTTACGCTACACATCGAACGGAACGGCATACGCTAGTTTTACATTAGCTGTTGAGAGAAATTTCAAAAACCAAAACGGGGAGAAGGAAACAGATTTTATCAACTGCGCAATGTGGCGTAAGGCGGCGGAAAACTTTGCGAACTTTACGCAAAAAGGCGCAAGGGTAGGTATTGAAGGACGCATCCAAACACGCAACTATGAAAATCAACAAGGGCAAAAGGTGTATGTGACAGAGGTACTAGCAGAAAACTTTAGTCTACTAGAATCCCGTAACGCTACAAGTCAATTAGAGGGCAATAGAGAGAGTTTTGAAGGCGGACATGTAAATACATTCAACGGGAATAAAAACGCGAATACAAGCGGAAATTTTGCAAATAACGACGTGTTTACGTCCGACGGAGATGTGTTCGATGTACAAGATTCGGAATTACCGTTCTAAAGAGGGATAAAACATGGATAAAATTAAAATATATGTCATTAGAGACGCGAAGAGTCCTCAATGGTACTTTCAACGTATCGAAGACTACTCAAGCATGATGGGTTATCTTGCAAAGAATCATCCACGATATACGCATAAATTTACAACTGACATTAAACAAGCAATGCATTTTAAAACGCCAAATGAAGTTTTAGAGTTTATTAAAGAACATGCTATCGAAGGGAATATTATTAAAGACCCGTACCAAGAACAACTCAGTAATGTGACGTTTAAATACATGGGTGAGAATTACGGTGAGGCTATCACGTACATTCATGGAATGATTGAAGATTCGAGTGAGAAGATGTTAGCTGCTTCCAAAGCGTTAAAAGTGAATGCTAATACGTTGATTAAGTTTATGAAAGACCCGTATTCCGTTGCAGCTCATATTCGAGATCGTATTGTAGAGAATTTAGTGAATCTAGAAAAGGCGGTGAAGGCAATTGGCTAAAGATGAATTTGAAAAATTAAAAGACGATGTACATTACTTAATTGTAGCACATTGTAAATACAAGGACATGTTGATGTATGACAGAGCGTTGAAGCAATTCCAAAAAGATATCAATTATGGACAGTTGGAAGAGATGAGCTATAATGAACGATTTGCGTTCTTGGTGGGATTTGAAACAGCGCTGAAGGCGATAGAAGATGCAATCAAATTAAACGAACAATTGAAGGGAAATCCCAACATGATGGAATGGCCGGCAGGATTATGCCCTGATGATTATAGATACTAAGGAGGATAACGATGGAAGATAAAACACAATACGAAGCTCTTGTGGAAGAACTACAAAAAATAGTGGAAAATTTCAAAGTTGGGTTTACTGAAATTGGAGAAATCCTCTCAAAATTATTACCTGACGAAGAGGAAGATACATGGGAAATGAAATGCCCCTATAAAGTTGGGGATGCACATTATTGTATCCAATCAAGTGGAGATGTTTTTTTAGATTCTTGGAAGGACATAGAAGCCGATGATAGTTTTTTAGTCAAGGTAACATCTTCCCAACTAGAGAAGCAGCAGAACTAGAAGCCAAACGCAGAAACTTACTGACACGATTCAGAGCGTTTCGTGATGAGTGTAATGGGGATTGGAAGCCGGATTGGAAAGACAACCACAGTCGCAAATATTACTTTGCACTAAACGGAATAGGACTAGATATCCAAGTGGCATACAGTGTAAATTGTTTTGAGAATTTTGGGTATTTCAAAGAAAAAGAAAACGCAAGAAAAGCTATTGAATTATTCGGTGATGAAATCGAAGAATTGTTTGTGGAGTGTGAGTAGATGAAAAAAATAACGATTGAATTAACAGATAGTGGCGGGTATAGAATAAATGGCATGGAAAATATCGAGTCACGTTCAGAAAGTATATGGTTGATGTTAGCTGCACGGCATATAGAAGATGGAGCATTAAAAAAAGGATACTTACCTGACTTAGAAAAAGGACTAGAAGAATGGGTTGATAAAAATAATACGGATAAAATTCGGCTTTTAACTGAAAAAGAACACGAAAATTTAGGAATTGGCAAACCACTATTACCGACATACATTCAAATTGAACTACCTAGCAACGCACCTTCAAAGGTTAAACCAATTGTGATTTTACCTAGTGTGGAAGCTGAAAGTGTGGATGTAAAAGTAGCTCAAAATGGCAAAGGTTTCGTATTGTTTGATGCAACACTACAACTTAATCAATCACACGTAATCAATATGAATACGGAGGTATAAAGATGAATTTACAAGAAAATGCTCGAATAAAAGAAGCAGTAAATAAGCCTAGTCACTATGTAGGTGAAAAAGGATTAGAAGTGAAAGAAGTACTTGAAAACTTTGTGAAAAATAAAAAAGGCATGGAAGCTCATAGATGGTGTAGCGCTGTGGAATACTTATTAAGATATGCTGAAAAAAATGGAGTCGAAGACTTAAAGAAAGCTAGAAAGAACATTGAGTGGTTGATTGAAGAAGGGTAGGAAGAAAAAGGGAAAAGGGAGGTGTGTGAATGTCAAAATCGATACAGGATGAAATCATGGACTTAAAAGAGCAAGGTTTGAGCTGGGTACAAATTGCAACTAGGCTCAATCTTGCAAGTATGGAAGTCGCTCGAGGCAAGGTCAGAGGTACACCACGTTACAAAGAATTTCAACAAAGGCAAGGAGTAAATGTTGAAAAATCTCAAACCAGAGAATTTAATAACGATGGTTCAATCGGGTCTCAAATCAGAGTAAGACAGCAAGAACGAAAAGTATTCTCTAATGAGGAGCTTATTCGATTACATGGATTCAATCCTGATGAGGTTAAACTAAAAACAGCAACATCTAATGAATGGACTACTCCAACAAACGGAGAAACTTATTATAATTATCAATCTAAAATCGTTGTAGTGCCAAAAAGATGGGATGTGTCCGCTCAAGATGTTAAGAAAATCTTTGGAGATATTCCCCAACGTAAAATCGAATTATTAGATAAGGGAATTCCAAATGAATACTTATTGATTCCTTTGTCAGATTTACACTTCGGGCATAATTCTCATCTTGATTATTTGAAATTACAGAGAGAAATTGCGGAACGTATTATGAATCGCTATAAGGAAATCCTTATAACGCTACACGGAGATTATTTTCATGTTGATAATTTTCTGAATACAACTGAAAGAGGAACTAGAGTCGATGATGTCGACTTTGAGGCTGGGTTAAGATCTGGTTATGATTTCCTTAGTCCATTGCTTGATTTAGCGTTAGAAAATAGTCCGAACGTTAAAGTTGTGTACTTAAAAGGGAATCATGCTCCTAGTGTGGATTATTTATTTGTGAGTATGCTAGAGCATATATATCCTCAAATAAAATTCGATGTCGAAATCAAAGAATTTAAACATGCATGGTTAGGCAATCACTCTATATTCATGCATCATGGCGATAAAGTGAAATCGCCTAATAAATTATTCGAGATTATGGTCTCACATTTTGGAGAGGAATGGGGAAAAAGTCAATCAAGATATTTGATTACTGGACACTTCCATCATGAGAAGTCACTATCGTTTGCAGGCTTAACTTGGTATCAATTACAAAGCCCTAGCAAACATTCAAGCTATGATAAAACATTCGGATATGACACTAGCGAATCAGGACAAATGCTTTTCGAGTTTAATGAGTATAAACGAAGTGCAATATATTATGTGTAGAAAAGGAGGGGTTAAATGATTACAGTTTATTCTAGACCAAATTGTATGCAATGCAAGATGACGAAGATGTGGTTGAACCAAAACAAGATCGGATTTGAAAATGTGGACATCGAAGCAAATCCAGGAGCGCTTGAACTCTTGAAACACTATGGTTACGGCTCACTTCCAGTGGTTGTGATTGACGATGAATTTGATAATCCAGATAAGGCTTGGGCAGGATTTCAAATTGAAAAATTAGAAGCTTTATTGTGAGGTGGATAATGGAAGATAAATGGTATTACAGATTACGTGCTGGAATCATAGAAAGAGCGGTTGATGATTACAAGATAGCATTAAGGCGCTTGCTTTCAAAAGGTGTAGTGGATTCTAATTGGAATTTGAGAGAAACACATTTCAAGAAAATATATCATCAAACAGCATGGAATATGAAAATGGACTGCGAGCGGTTCTTTTTCAGTCAATATTTTGATTATTTGTCAGATACTGAAGACTTTGGACCAACGCTAGTCAAAAGGATTAGAGAGGATGTGAAGAATGGGCATTAAACATCAATTAAAACAAATTCGTTTAATCGATTTGGAAGTAAAATCAAAAATGGAAGAGTTAGACCGCTTGAATAATTCTTTCTTGAAATCTCCGTCTCTAAAAGAAATAAACGTTCAAGAATCAAAAGTAAGTCTCAAAGACGATGCATACGTTAAAATAATCAATTTGAATGATTATATTAATGATCAAGTAGATAAATTGATTGATTTAAAATATCAACTTATCCAAGCGATTGAACAATTAGATAATTCTAGAGAACGAACAATCATTTGGATGAAATATATTTCTTCTAAAGGCTGGGATGAAATCGCTGAAGAATTGAAAATATCTAAAACAACACTATTTATTCTTCATGATGAAGCTATTAAAAAAATAGATTTAATCTGTACTAAAAAAGGTGTTTCTGTACCAAACAATACTAAAGATTCTATGATATAGTTATCATGTGGAAAGATGTAGAAAAAGACATTCTTTTTTCTCATGGTTTAAACTCCTTTATTTTTTCCCTTCGAGCCTCCAGTTCGAAGGGTTTTTATTAGGCTTTGATTGCAGTATATATCTAAGGAGTGTACCTCTCACCTCTCACAGTCGTGAGGGGTGTTTTTTATATATTCATTAGGAGGTGGTTCAGTGAGTGAGTAAGTTAACAACAAAACAAGAAATATTTGTCCAACAACTAGTCGCTGGACAATCTCAAAGGCAAGCGTATAGGCAAGCTTATAATGCCGAAAAAATGACAGATAAGACTGTTGATGAAAAAGCAAGTAAACTCTTTAAGGACGGCAAGGTTAGGGCAAGGTATCGTGCGCTATTAAAACAATTCTCAAATATGGCTCTTTGGTCTAGGGAACAAGCGTTTAACGAGTATGAGTGGCTTAAGAACAAAGCTAAAGTTAGTATTGAGAAAGAAGGAGTAAGACAAGCTAATTCTAATGCTTTCCTTGCATCGCTAGAAGGCATGAACAATATGAGTTTCAACGACTTAGAGTTAGCTGATAAGAAACTAAAACTTGAAATTGAAAAACTACAATCACAAATCGGTGGGGATAGCGAACAAGATGACAAACTGATAGATTTCGCTAAGGCTTTAAGAGGTGCTTTTAATGACGAATAAATTCACCCCTAAACAAGAGCAAGTACTTAAGCGAGTATTGAATGATGATTTCTTTATTTGTGGCCTGCATGGTGCAAAACGGTCGGGTAAAACTGTTCTAAATAACATAGTTTTTATGAATGAGATTGCACGAGTGAGAGAGACAGCAGATAGATTAAACATTGATGAACCGATGTACATCTTAGCTGGAACGTCTTCAACATCGATACAAAACAACATCATTCAAGAACTGTACAACATGTTTGATATTGAACCGAAATACGATAAGCACGGAGCTTTTACTCTTTGCGGTGTTAAGGTGATTCAGGTCTACACTGGTTCAATTTCTGGATTAAAGCGTGCTCGTGGGTTTACTGCATTTGGTGCTTACATAAACGAGGCATCACTTGCTAATGAACAAGTATTCAAGGAAATCATCTCACGTTGTTCTGGAGAGGGAGCAAGGATTGTTTGGGATAGTAACCCTGACATTCCAACTCACTGGCTCAGACGGGATTATATTAATTCTGGTGACGATATGATTATAGATTTTCATTTCAAGCTAGATGACAATACATTCATGTCTGAAAGATATCGCAATAATATCAAGAATGCTACTCCAGAAGGCGTGTTTTACGATAGAGACATTCTAGGTATGTGGGTAACTGGTGAGGGAGTTGTTTATCGTGATTTCAGTGAAGACATGTTTGTGGATAGCATTCCAAAAAATATCACTAAGATATACGCTGGCGTTGACTGGGGTTATGATCACTACGGATCTATCGTTGTTATCGGAGAAACGCCAGAGGGTGACGTTTATCTGTTAGAAGAACATGCTCACCAGTACAAAGAGATAGATTTTTGGGTTGATGTTGCTAAGAATATCAAAGAACGATACGGCGATATTACTTTCTGGGCAGATAGCGCACGACCTGAACACGTTGCTAGATTTCAAAGAGAGAGATTAAGAACATTTAACGCCAATAAATCGGTTTTATCTGGTATTGAAGAAGTCGCTAAGATGATGAAAGCTGGGCGTTTTTTTGTTGTTTCAAACAAGGTCAGCAAGTTCAAGGATGAAATTTACCAATACATCTGGAATGAAAAGACAGGCGAACCAGTAAAAGAGAATGATGACGTGCTAGACGCGGCGCGTTATGCGATTTACTCACAACATTCTAACACTGGAAGTAAAATTAAAATGTTAAAAGGAGGATTTTAAAAATTGGCAAAAGTTTTTGTTAATAAACGGAAAGTCATAACGACAACAAGCGATGTAGTGACCGAAGAAATCGTTACGGAAGCGATTAGGCTTCACATGAGTAAGTTAGTTAAGAATTATGTTGAGAGTGAGGACATGTATCTCTCTCAGCACGAAGTTTTGAAAATGGCAAAAAAAGAAAGCTGGAAGCCTGATAACCGATTAGTGTTCAACTATGCGAAGTATATAGTCGATACGTTCACAGGCTATCAAATCGGTGTTCCAGTTAAAATCAAGCATGATGACGAAAATGTGAATCAGTTTGTCGCTGATTTTCGTAAGATTAACGACATGGAAGACTCAGAGTTCGAGCTTGCGAAAATGTCCAGTGTGTTTGGGCATGCGTTTATTTATGTTTACCAAGACGAGTACAAACGAACTAGAGCAACTTACAATAGTCCAATCAATATGTTTATCGTTCATGATAATAGCATTGAGGAACGCCCGTTATTCGCTGTAAGATATACGTTCAATGAGAACAACCTCGAAGGCGTTGGGCAAGTTATCACGAATGATGAAGTGATTGACGCTACATTTACAACGAGTGGAGCAGTAAGATTTGGTGAACGTATTCAGCACATCTACAGTTCTATCCCAGTTGTTGAAGTGATTGAGAATGAAGAAAGACAAAGTATTTTTGAAAGTGTCAAAACTTTGATTAACGCTTTAAATAAGGCAGGAAGTGAGAAAGCGAATGATGTAGATTATTTCGCGGATGCTTACTTGAAAGTACTAGGAGTCGAATTACAAAGTGAAGACGCTAGTCAAATCAGAGAGAACAGGATTTTCAATCTTTGGAAAAATGGAGACGGGCCTTTACCTGATGTTGCTTTCCTTGAGAAACCAAGTTCAGATACGACACAAGAAAATCTTATCAGTTTACTGAAAGAGTCTATCTTTGCTATTTCAATGGTTGCTAACATGTCAGAATCTGAATTTGGTAACTCATCTGGAACGGCTCTTGCTTTCAAACTGCAAGCGATGGATAACCTTGCTCGAATGAAGGACAGAAAACTTCAATCTGCATTCAACCGCTTGTATCAAATCGTGTTTAGTGTGCCTTTAACGACTGTTTACGAGGATGCATGGACAGGATTATCCTACACGTTTACTAGAAATGTACCAAGAAACATTCTGGAAGAAGCTCAGATTGTCGGGCAGTTATCTGGGCAAGTGTCAGAGGAAACCAAGTTATCTGTTCTATCTATCATTGATGATCCTCAAAAAGAAATCGAAAGAATGGAAAAAGAAGAAGAAGCTATGGGCGACCTTGAAACACGATTAGAAAAACAAAAAATCTACTCGGATGCTGAGATTGACGAAAGCAAGAAGGTTGTAGCCGATGTTGAATAACAAATACTGGGAAGATAGATATCGAGCCGAGGAAAAAGCAAGGGAGCTGGCGGATAAGAGAGTAGCTTTCCAACTTTACGGTATCTATCAACAACACGCCAATAATATTCAAAAGGAAATTGATAGCTTTTGGCAAAAATATGCTGATAACGAAGGAATCACGAAGCTGGAAGCTAAACAGCGTGCGGATAAGCTTGATATGGTAAATGTTGAGTTTAAAGCTAGACAGTTAGTTGAGAGAGCTAACCAATTGAGGAAACGTGGTCAGAAAGTAACAAGTGATGATTTTACAAGAGCGGAAAATGACTTGATGAGATTGTACAACTTAAAGATGAAAACAAGTCGTTTAGAAGTGTTGCAAGCGAATATCAAGTTGCATCAATACGATTTGGCCTTGAGTGAGTTTGAAATCATTGATAGGCACTTGGTAGAGTCAATCAGACGTGAAAATATATTTAGCGCTGGTGTCTTGGATATGACACTTGGAAGTTTTGAATCTTCAAAAATATCTGCTGACTCTATTGTGTACGCCAATTTCGAAAACGCAACATGGTCGTCTAGGGTTTGGGAAAGACAAAACGAATTGAGAGATATTGTTAAGAAAGGTGTTGCGGATACTGTATTAAGAGGTAAAGGAACAAACGTACTTATTAACAATCTCAAAAAAGAGTTTGATGTATCCTATGGATACGCTAGACGTCTGGCTGTTACGGAGTCCGCAAGGGTATATTCCGAGGCGCAAAAATCGAACTATGAAGCGAATGATGTTGAAGAGTTTGAAGTCATGACCGAATTAAAAGCGTGTCCGATTTGTCAACCGTTCAACGGGAAAATCTTCAAAGTATCTGAGTTGGTTCCAGCATTGAACGCACCGCCATTTCATCCCAACTGTCGATGCACGACGGTTCCGCATTATGGGAAAGATTTAAATCGCTCAGATAGTGATGAAATAGTAACACCTAGAAGAATAGATTTAAGTGCTATTTAGTACTCAAAAAAGGAGTAAAAGATGTTTATTTGGAATTTGGTATCGATTGCTTTTGGGTGGTTGGTATTTTCGTTTTTAATGCTATGCATCATAGCGTGTGTAAAAGCAATGATTGAAGTAATCAAAAAATAAGATAACCGTATGGAATCCCGTACGGTTTTTTTATTGTCCAAACTTTGATGACATTAAAAGCTAAGGATATCAGTCCACTCTGGACTTAAAAAGGAGGGCCTAAAATGGCGGAAGAAATTAAAGAAA